CTACATCTGGTAACTATACTGTCGTCACGGATGGAACGACTAAGGTTGAGAAGTTTCATATGCGGCGTTCGCCGCTGTATGACTTTCCTGACCCGTCGTTCTACGCCAAGACGAAGAACCCTTTCACCTCTGGTCACACTAAAAACGCTTTGGCGTTGTGGAACCAAACCTTGCCTCTTCGCAATGGGGCACCTAGGCGATAGAAGATTAAATTTCTATCGTCTTCCAGATGAAGCAATTCCGCTTTATCTCAACGGAGTATAATATATGCCTCAGTTGGCAAACCTAATCCTCACGGATAGGGCCGGCACTCCCGTCAATCACACGTATGTCCCTCGGGACATCGTGTCGAACGTCGCGACTGTCGTGGAGTCTACGGGTGTTCCCGTAGGCGACAAGCGGGTAACGCTGTCACTTCGCAACACCGCAGGTGGTAACTCGATTGTTACCATTCGCGGAGTCTTTCCCATCGTTAACGATCAGACGATCAACGGTGTCACGACTCCTGTCGTGGTCCGTACCGCCTACGTTGACTTTGAATTCAAGTTTAGTGCAACCAGCACTGAGCAAGAACGGAAAGACGTCGTTGGCCTCATGCAATCGTCCTTGGACGCGAGCAAGTGGCCCAACGATATGTTGACGAAGCTTCAGGGCGTCTACTAATGACTCCGCGACCGTTTAGGTCGCGGGCTCAGATAGGGACGCGTCATGGTGAGAGAGATTTAGTATTATTGGTGTTCGCACTAATGGTGCTAAGTTTTATCCTTTCCGTGATTTTCCTGATGGTTGCGTACAGCCGTACGCAACTTCCTCAGATAGTAAGGATACCTACTTATGAGCAGCACTCCACGTCGCACACGGAAACCGTGCGCGAACCGACGAGTACCCGACTCGATAACACCCGAGTTCATCAACAGGATTCAGAATCTAGTGGGCTGGACAGTGAAGACTGACTACCTAAAAGATTCTTTCCTGTCGAAGTTTGTCTCTTCCGAGACAGACCCTGCGGATGTTCGACGAGAAAGAGCCATTGCGAAATGGTTATCTGCCGAGACGGATAATGCAGCAACGAATGATCGCATCGTGAATTATCACGCGGAATATAATGTTTTACCGCGTGTCCGATACGATAATTTTGTTGAGTGGACTAGGTTGCTCATTGAGACCACGATTGGCGAAGTACCTCCGTGGGACTCCTTAATTGGAGCCTTCAGCGGAGGGGCGTCGACCAGCCGGAACCGAACTGCTTCGCATCCAGCGGAGAAGTTCGTCGGTCAAGCAGATGTTACTGAAAGAGCGTGGTCTCTCTTCGAGAACCTTCTCGAGGACATGCCAGGCTGGCCCTTTGACAAGGCCGATCTTCGGATCGTAGAAGGTAACATATTGTTTACCGTTCCTAAGAAAACCGATATTGATCGGGTTGCTTGTAAAGAGCCTGATCTTAACATGTTCATGCAAAAAGGTCTCGGCAGAGAAATCCGCCGTTGCCTTCAGTCTGTCGGTATAGATCTTAACGATCAGTCGAGAAATAGGCGTCTTGCTTACGAAGGTTCTAAGAGTGGCTTATTGGCCACTCTCGACCTTAGTAGTGCCAGCGATTCTGTTACTTCGTCACTGATTTTTGAGTTAATGCCGCCAGCTTGGTTTACGTTGCTAGATGCACTTCGGTGCGAGGTAACGTGGATCGATGGTGAACTACATCGGAACGAGATGTTCTCGTCGATGGGCAATGGTTTCACTTTCGAATTAGAGTCCTTAATATTTTGGGCTCTGTCGAAAGCAACCGCCTATTTTACGGGAACCTCGGGCGTCATATCCGTTTATGGAGACGACATAATCTGTCCAACCATGATGGCGCAGGATCTCATATGGATTTTATCGGTCTTCGGTTTTAAAACGAACCGCGATAAATCCTTCACTGAGGGCCCTTTTAGGGAATCCTGCGGGGGTCATTATCACAATGGCCTCGACGTAACTCCTTTCTATTTGAGGAAGCCGATTGAGTCTTTGTTGGACGTAATCCATATGGCCAACAGCCTGCGTAAGTGGGCTGCTCAAGACGCATACAAAATACTGGATCCCGAAGTCGAAGCGATTTGGCTTTGGTTAAAGTCTTTTGTTCCTCCTCAATATTGGGGTGGCCGTGAC